CTAGCTGATTTCTATTCTCTCCCACTCTCTCCCGCGATCGTTCCTGTATTGCGCAGCCATGCTATCAGACTTATGTCCGAGAAGGTGCTGCGCAAATCTTTCGCCATACTGTTTCTCATAGAGCCTTGCAGACAGGCTGCGTATCTCATGAAATGTTGGCGGTTCTCCGCTGAAAGAAAGTCCAGATTCCTTGCGTGCGCGCATAAAATACCTTGATACCGTCCCTGATGAAAGCGCTTCGCTTCGTGTAGAGGAAATTATTGTTTCTCCTTGCGAAAGTGATTTACATCTCTTCAGCGTATCTGAAAGCGAAAGGTTAGCTGCATCAAGCTTAATCGTTACCGGTATCGCCAGTTTTGCTCCTGTCTTTTGTTGTTGTACGTGTAGAAATCCTTCTGAAATGTCAACCCATTTCATTGCACAGATATCACTAACACGCTGCCCGGTAAGTAATGCTATCTCCATAGACAGTTTCACCCATGGCGGCTGCTTCCCGGCAGCATCATATATTTTCATGAATTCATCGGTGGTTAATCTGACCCTTTTAACTTCAGATTTAGCGGCCCTTGTGGCCGTGACTGGGTTTGAGTGTATGAAGCCTTCAGCTATAGCTTCTCTGAAAATGTCACTCAACGTCGATCTGATTAACTTTGATGTGGCCGACTTTCCTTCTGAAACATAATCATTGAGTATGGTGGCAATATCCCTGGTTGTTATATCTGACAATGGAATGTCCTGAAACCGCTCCTTTATGGCTCTTATTTTGCTTCTGTAATCAGCAAGTGTTTTAGGCCTGAGTCCTCTGACTGATATGATGCTGTCATATTTTTCCAGCCATGCGTGCATAGTCATTGCATCTTCATTATTGATCCGCGACGTAAGACTTTTTCGCTCAGCGCTGGAAAATAATTCAATGTTCGCCTGAACTGCTTCTGTTACTGCGATTCTCCGGTCGCGACCTAACCCAAACTCCTTACCCGTCCTTGGGTCTCGATAGCAATAATAACCGTTGTTCCTGATATACAAGTTTGGAGGCAAATCACGGCGTTCATGGCTTCGCCTTCTTCCCATCTCTAATCCTCTTCAAAAGTCTGCCTGTTGGCTTATTTTTAACGTCGATTTTTACTGCGTTCTCATGAAACAGATACTCCCTTCCATCCTTAAGCGGAGGAGGGGAGATTCGACACTCTCTAACCCAGCGTCGAACTGTCTCAAGGCTTCTTGGCCTTGGCTGTCGCTGGTTCCATTCTGGAAGCGTTAAGTACATCTCATTACCTCTGCAAATTCACGCAAGAAAAAACCAGCGCAAGGCTGGTTATTGGATATCTTGAGAAATGCACAGGCCTCATCGAGTGTGAGACTGTGTGATTCCATGGTTACTCCGGATAAAAGAAATCCCCGCGAGTGCGAGGATTGTTATTGCTGCGGTGGTTCTGGTAGCGGCATCCAGTGGGTTACACCGATAATTTCCATACCCTCCCAATAGTCAAAGAACCCATCATCGTCGTATGTAGCAACGAACATCCCCTGACCCAGACATTTTCCGGTAAAAATTGCGATGGGTTTAGATTCATCATTATCTGGCATTCGCTCATTACAGCTTATCCAACCATCCTGAGTTACCGGAGAGTTGAGTTGTTCGGAATTACCGAACGACTGCATGGCAGCGTTATAACCATCGGCAAAAATTTCTGCTTCTTCGTTGTTCAGTTCAGCGCCAAGTTTAAAAGCAATATCTTTCGCCATTGATGCTGTTATTTGATGGTGTTTCACGATTTACCTCCATTGAGCATGGCGGCTCGGCAGGCGTTCCATATTTTCTGTGCCAATAACTTATCGCCTATGTTATGCGCCAGCAGACTGACAATTTGACCAGCCAGACCTTTTGGCATTTCCGCTGGCACTACCGGCGCCGGCTGCTCTTTACTAACCAAACGCGTTATTTCTGATTCCAGGAGTGAGCCTAAAACTGTGCTCGTACAATGTTCGGCCCATTCGTTGTTTTCCAGCAGGCCAATAATATTGAGAACATCATCGTAAATGCCTGTTACCGACGCTGGCGGAACGGCGTAGAGCTTTATCACTCTGCGCGGGTCCGCGTTCGGTGTTATCGGGTTGGCTTTAAACAGATATCCGCAGCCGTCCTTTTCAACCGAACGCAGTTCTTCTGCATCCGTCCAACCAATCGGTTCCGCGCTATCAGCCTTGCGGCGTTCCTGTAGCTCACACAGGGCTGCTGCAACATAATGGCTATTGTGCTGATCAGCCCACTGAATGAGCCGAATCAGTGTTGCATTTGAAACGCGTTCGTCTGTTAGTTTGTTATTCATCTCCGAACAATTCCTCGTATTTAATGAACTCACCAAAACACTGCAATTCAGCGCCAGCCAGGAAATAACCTAACGCCTCGGCTCGATCTGTATCTTTATTGAATGATGCAAGCGGGTAGCGCTCGTAGAATTTATTGATGAGCTCGGCGATTTTTAATTCTGGTTTATTAGCTTCCAGCGATGCCAGCGCTATACGCGCCAGTTCGCGCACAACTTCTGGCGGGGCGTAGTGGTCATTCAGGTCATCGTACAACTGGGTCATCTTTGTGCTGTTATCCGGGTGAACATCAGCGTTAGTACCAGCCAGTGCGGTGATGACCTCGTCGGCAGCATCAATTATTTTTTGTACCTGTTCTCTGGTAATAGTGGTCATGGGTTAGTCCTCCCTGTACGGATTTAATTTGTTGTGTAGTTTGTTAAATGGCCCCCATACGATGGAGCTATACCACTCAGCTATTTTTTCTGCCTGTTCTCCTGCTAACAAGAGGATGACTATCGGTGATATTGGAACCATTAAAATAAGAAAGAGAAGGAAAAATAGAGCCTCTTTAATCCGGCTTTGGCGTGGGTAATTCTTACGGAATATTTTTGTCATCTCACTCCCCCTTCACGCCAATGCCAGCGGCGTCCCATGCTTTTGCTTTGGCGCATACCGGGCAATAAAGCTCACCTTTATGCAACACCCAGCCAGCCTTCAGTGAATCATCTTTAAGAAATTTCAGCGCTATAGAAACGCTCTTAACGCTTTCACGTGCTGACGTTATTGAACCGGCGTTCTGGCTAGAGAAACAGCCCTCAATATCACCACAACCTTCACAACGTACTTCCATGAAAATAGCCATTACATTTCCTCAACATTGAATCCAGCCAGACGAACCTGCCGCTTAGCGAGCGTAATGGCTTCTTCATACGCTTTTTCTTGCTCAGTCCAGTAGCCGTTTGTTTTCGGCAGCAACACGGGCTTAGATAGCTTCGCCTCCAGTTCTTGAATACGCTGGCGTAACGCTGTAATTTCCACCTCAGCAGCGTCTGCGTAATGAACGTTTTCATGCTCAAGTGGTGGTAAATCCGGCGTAACGACATCAAACAGTTTTGCAAGCGCCCGGTAGTTCAGTTCGCTGTGATAACGACCTTTGCAGCGGACCAGTTTTTCAGCAGTAGCTACAATCGCGCTTTGTTCTGCTATGCGCTGACGGGCAGACTCCAGCTCAGAAATATCCTTTCCACGCTCAGCGATATTCTGCTTCGCCAGTCGACGCCAGGAATTGATTTGCTTAGCGGCTTCTTGGTGACCTTTCTCCAGTTCTGCTAGACGCTTTTTTGCTGCTTCCAGCTCAACTCGCAGCTTCCCAACCGTAAGCGCAATATCCTCGTTCTCCTGGTCGCGGAGTTTGATGTATTGCTGTTTTTTATCCAGCTCATCCAGCAGCGCCTCTGCGGCGATATAAATAACCTGGCGTGCACGGTCTGCTGGGTCGCTGTAATGGTCTTGCATGTACTGGAATTCTTCACGCAGCGCCTGTTTGTCGATGTTGCTCATTGGGCTGTCTCCGGTGGATAACAAATATCGTCGAAATATTTTTCTGCAACGCACATGTTGAAGTGATCGAGATTCATCTCCTCCACCTGGAGTTTTGCCCCAACAATACCCGTGCATCGATTGACGTAATCCCGATTTTCTGGGGATTCCGCTACCCACTCCATAAGGTCTTCGGTGACACGTTTTAAGCAACGTAAGGCGCAGTCCATATCAGTAAAATGCTGAGCATCTGTGATGCAGGAGACGACATAATACGTGGTGATTTTTGGCCCTTCAGCGCGTCGCTTAAGTTCTCTCTCTATATCTCTTTTCAGATCAACCAGTTCATGGTCATTGAGTTTGTCGATGTTGCTCATTGGGCTGGCCCTCGCATTTGTGATTTTCTGGATCATCGGCTTTGAAATAACCGCCGCAGATTTTGCAGGGTATCGTCGGCACTTCGTCGTAATTTGAGGTTCCCGTAATCATGACTGCACTCCTTTGCGAAGCTGGGCGGCGATATCTTCGATAACGCCATCGGCGAATGAGCGATCAAAATCGCCTTCCGGTGCATCAGCCATAAATTCTGTGGAGGTCAGTATCATTCGTGCGATGTCCGCAGCGTTCTTTGCTGTGTCGTCGATAAATCCTGCATCCCATGCGGCCAGCATTCGGTTAGCAACAAAGTAAGCGCCTTCCTTGTGAGCCTGCGCCCGCATCTCCGCCAGAAAGGCGTCTGTCGCCGGGGTCTCAGTGAAATCGTCTACCCACGTATCGCCAACGTCCTCGCACTCGTGACGACAATAATCGTTGAATTCGACCTCTGATTTTTTCAGTGCCCCATTCTCCACCACCAGTGCCGCGCATTTCGCCTCCAGTTCCCGATAATCCGACGCCAGCACCAGATCCACACAGAACGATTCAGACTGTACCGGTGGGGATAAATCTGATGGGGATGCGGTGTAAATTTTTACCTGTTGCATTTATCTTTCCTCAGTATCGCATTCAAATATTTATTCTCGTTAATAGAAGGAAATGAATTGCGCTGCAATAATTCTTCGCGTGTAGGCATTGGTTTAATTTTGTGCCTAATAATAAGTTCGGCTGGTAGAATGTCGGGATTGTATGCAAGTCCTCTCATCGTAAACTCCTCAGTTATTGCTGATAGCTCCGTAACGCGAACGGTAATCACGAAGACGCGGGTCTATTTCAATGAATTTGGTGTAAGTGGCTTTGCGGAATGGCCGGATGGCTGTCTGGTAAATTCGCTCGCGTTCTTCTTTCTCTGCAAGCCATATACAGTGGCGAAATTCCTTTTCCTCTTTCGTTTCCTGCGGTAGTGACATTATCAGGTCGTAGTTTTTTCTGAATTTATCCAGCACCTCCGATACGGAATTGCCGGAACAGCGGCGCGGGTCATCCGCACCATACAAAGGCGCTGGCATAATTTACTCCAGGGTAGGTTATCCGAATAATGTGGTACGTATAGGGTTATTTCTTTCGTAAACGTGATAGCCTGCTTTTTACCGACTCTTCACTTCGCCCGAGAATTTTTGCTACATTTCTTTGTGTATAGCCTGATGAGATAAGCGCCTGCATTCTTTTGTCTTCGTCTTCGCTCCATCTTGGCTTAACGAATGCCGTTTTTAATGACAGTTTTTTTGCTATGTAATAAAACTGATTTATGTTTAGGCCCAGATGTTCTGCTGCACGGCAAGCTACCATGCGACCGCAAACTGACTCCATCTCCGCTGGAGTTATGTTTAATCTTCTCATTAAGCCACCTGTTTAAGCTCATTTATTCTGATATTCATTACCTGAACGCATTTTGTCTGCGCATCATCGTGACCAGCCAATAATTGCCAGTCATGCTGATATCTCTCAATTAGCTTTTTCTTGTCAGTTTCTGTTGCTGCATAATCGCTGAAGTCTTTCAGGATTTGTTCGCAGTCAACCGATGGAGATTTCTGGTTGGTATTTTCTGGTGATGGTTGATTGCATGAGGCTGGCATGGCCCAGTCCGGCAGCGATGGAGGGAGCCAGTAAAATCCTGTTCCATCCTTCAGTTTGGCCCTGTGCCATCCTTGTTTCTTATCACTGGATATCTGCGCAAAACCTTCCTCAAGGTTATACAGATACCGACCAATTCCCCACTGAACGGCAGCACGCTTCATTGCGCCGGAGCGACCACCTTTGACGGCTTCTACCTGTGTGTTTTCAGCAGCATCCCATTTGGTTACCCATTCAGAACCAATCTTGATTGATATGCCGCATTCAACGCCACCGTTGTTGGGAATATCGCGATATTCATTGCGCCATCCTGCTTTGCCGCAAACATCGTCCAGGCGTTTCATGATTGCCCTGTTCGTGACATAAGCCAGCACCATAGCCCACACTTTGCCATCGCGTGTTTTACCGCTTTGCTGTATTCGCCATTCGATATCTTCAGCTGCGAACGGTTCATCTAACTGATCCAGATTCATGAGTAATACCCCGCAAATTCATCCCAGCTAATAACCGGATTCTGCCGTTCTGCGGCTAAGTTAATTTGCTGCTCCGCTTCCTCCTCAATTTTAGGAGAAATGAGAGCAATAAATTCTTCATCATCAAAATCATGCAACATGACGCGCCTCCCATTCTTCGTCCTGCCACTTATCCCAACCAAGAGCTATTCCGGCAGCCCATGTATAAGCATCAGACATTCCCTGTTTTGTATCCGGAAATACTTTCTCATATAGCTTGTTGAACTCCCTGTTTCCTTGCTGAACAAGAATTGTTCCATTAACAGGCGTAATGGTCATGGCGTGGCACTCCTGGCTGATTAAGAATTTCACCGAGACGTTTCAATCCGGCCCGTAATTTTCTGGTGATACGCTCTAAAAGTGATTCATTAAGGTGTGCGATACCCATGACGGCACCGCCCGCGATAGTAAATGTCATCGTGGGATTCTCCATTTTCATTTATTGGCATAGCTAAAACGCCTCGATATGAAGCGCTGTGGATATGCGATAAAAAAGCCGCCCTGACTGCGAGCGGCAAATAATATCAAGGGATGATTTTTCGATTAACCAGAACGAGTCGTCGTCCTCGTTTGGTTACGAGCGAAATTGCTCACATAGCAGACTCGTAAATCTGCTATCGGTGCTTATTCGCTGACAAATTTGGTAAGACTTTCGTGTAGCGAAACCAAAATTTCATCATCAAACCCATCAAGTAATGCTTGTTCGATAAGTTTGATAATTTCTGATGCCTGCTCTTTATTTATTTCCATCACTCCTCCCCATCGCTTTTAACCCAATCAGGCCATTCTCCGGCCCCGAGGTAAAAGTCAATTATCGAAAGCAATCGTGGATAAAATTTTAGAGCTTTACGACCATCCATCTCAGTAATTTCCTGCTTACTATATTTTCTCCATTCCTCAACTGTGTGGTTCTGGCACCCTGCTCGTACATATTCACCGTTCGTTATACTTATGAAGTATTTCTCACCCAGGATTACGAAAGTGAGATCAGGCAGGTTGGCACCGCACAGGTTGGCACCGCGCAGGTCGGCACCGCGCAGGTCGGCACCGCGCAGGTTGGCATCGCACAGGTTGGCATCGCACAGGTTGGCATCGCACAGGTTGGCACCGCACAGGTTGGCATCGCACAGGTTGGCATCGCACAGGTTGGCATCGCACAGGTTGGCACCGCGCAGGTCGGCACCGCGCAGGTTGGCATCGCACAGGTTGGCACCGCGCAGGTCGGCACCGCACAGGTTGGCATCGCACAGGTTGGCATCGCACAGGTTGGCATCGCACAGGTTGGCACCGCACAGGTTGGCATCGCACAGGTTGGCACCGCGCAGGTCGGCACCGCGCAGGTTGGCATCGCACAGGTTGGCACCGCGCAGGTCGGCACCGCACAGGTTGGCATCGCACAGGTTGGCTCTCGATCCGCTCTCACGCATTGAGGTAATCCACACTTTGTGTTCTTCAAGAATCTTCGATAAATCTGCTGAATTCATGTTGTTATTCCTTAAATTTTGGCAATAAAAAAGGCCGCATTGCGACCTGATTAGATGAGAGGCTTGCTGTAAAAAATTCTGGATTGTGCCTGTCTTTTAACCACATCAGGCTCGGTGGTTCTCGTGTACCCCTACAGCGAGAAATCGGATAAACTCTATTCACCCCTACAGAGAGCAAAAAGAGAATCGCCGATGAACAACTCATGGTGGCAGGAGCTAATGCGTTTTTTCCTGCAAGGAATGACACTTAAACAGTTGATTCATATGCTAATCATCCTGATCGTATTGATTATTGTTATGCCGGTAAGCGTAAAAGAATGGATAAACCTGCATAATCCAGAAATACTTCCTCATTACTGGATGTATTACATCCTGTTGTTCTGCGTTAGCTATGTGCTTAACGGTGTTGTTAATTCCGTTTATCACGCTGTTACTGAAAGAATTGAGGCATCAACTGCTCAGCGGCGTAAGGACAGAGAAGAAAAAGTCGTTCGGGATTTGTTTGATTCGTTAACTCTTGGAGAAAGAGCGTATTTGGCATTCGCTGTAGCCGCTAATAACCAGCTAAAGACAGAAAAGGGAAGCCCTGAAGCAATTTCATTGCTCAAAAAAGGGATTATCACTCGATTGCCTTCTGCTATTGGATATCCTGATATTGACCGTTTTATTATCCCGGAAAAGTATTTTAATGAGTGCTACATGAGATTTGCCGGGAAGTCAGACATTCTTATGAATGAACTTATTGTACAGGACGAACAGCTCAAAAAATAACGACTTAACCGACAAATACCTTACCTCGCTGTTATTTGTTTGCTCTTACGATGACCAGCCGCGTAAAGTGCTACGTCTGGAAGAAGTACAGATCCTCCTTCAACTTCCTTCTGACGCGTTCCGGCAAGCGAAATGGCTTTGGTGACACGGTCAATTCTTTTGGCTTTAACTTCCTGAGAAGCATCAGGAGCATCGCAGCCAAAAATTGAATCGATGATATTGCAGATGGTGTCGCGCTCCATTGCGAGCTTCCTGCGCCGCTCATGACGGCGAGTTTTAGCATTGCCTGCAAACGTTGACTTCCCGTAGGTGATAACCGTCATGATTTAATCCTCATGTGAAATGGCTTTGGTACTGGCGCCGGAACCTGTCTCAATTTCCGGATTTCAAGTGGCTTCTCAGTCCGGCCCGATCGGTACAGCTAGAGGCCTAAGCTCCACCACACGCCAGTCCAAACCAATCTCGTTTGGTATTTGTTCGCGCTTTGTCAGCGCATCATCGAAGTTAAAGAGCGTTGCCTTTCCGTTTGGCTACCAGCGTCCTGCTGATGGCTAAAATTTAAGACTTCTTAATTAAATGGTCAAGTGTATTTTTGAAGAAAACTTAAATATTTTATCGTTACTTAAGTTTTTATTTGATTTTTAAAGGAAAATGTAGTGTGAGGGGCGGGTGCCCCTTATGGAAGATTTGCGAGTTTTGCGTCAACAACTACGCCAATGATTTTGCAGTTTCCGTTGATTTCTATCATCGGATATTGTGGGTTTAATGGTTTTAAAAACTTTCGGCCTGCATCCATAACTAATTTTTTGAATGTGGCCTCGTTTTCACCTTCTAATTTTGCAACAACCAGCTTGCCGTTTCTTGGTTCGACTTCGGGATCAACCAGAATTATCATTCCTTCTGGAATGCTTAACCCTGCCGGTGCTGTCATAGAGTCACCTTGTACATCAAGCCAAAATGAATCTTCTGAACAATCTACAGTGGTGTCGTGCCAGTTCTCTATCGCGCGCTTGTGATAAGGTTCTACAGCTTCCATCCATTGCCCTGCGCTTACCCAACTGATAAGAGGGTATGATCCTCTTGGCTCATGCCTACTATGATAGGCAACGTTTGTCTGGCTTAAATCTCCTTTCAGCAAATAGTCAGGGGAGCACTGAAGAGCCTTCGAAAGTGCCAACAGGTTCTCCCCATTTGGCTCAGTCTCCGAGCGCTCCCATTGCGATATTGCAACATTAGACACTCCCACCATCTTACCAAGAGCGGCTTGTCTAATCTTGAGTTTTTTTCTTCGAGCGCGAATACGCTCACCCATCAATTGTGTATTCATAGTTAAGTCATCTTAAATAAACTTGACTAAAGATTCCTTTAGTAGATAATTTAAGTGTTCTTTAATTTCGGAGCGAGTCTATGTACAAGAAAGATGTTATCGACCACTTCGGAACCCAGCGTGCAGTAGCTAAGGCTTTAGGCATTAGCGATGCAGCGGTCTCTCAGTGGAAGGAAGTTATCCCAGAGAAAGACGCATACCGATTAGAGATCGTTACAGCTGGCGCCCTGAAGTACCAAGAAAACGCTTATCGCCAAGCGGCGTAAGCAAAACGCTCTTTACCAATCTGAACCGCCGACAACGCGGTAAACCTATTTCAAAGCGCATCAACGAATGCGCACAACTAACTATTAACTACAGGAATGTTCACATATGGAACTCACAAGCACTCGCAAGAAAGCCAACGCAATTACCAGCAGCATCCTTAACCGGATAGCTATTCGTGGACAGCGTAAAGTCGCTGATGCGTTAGGCATTAACGAATCTCAAATTTCACGATGGAAAGGCGATTTCATTCCGAAGATGGGGATGTTATTGGCGGTTCTGGAGTGGGGTGTCGAGGATGAGGAGTTGGCAGAACTGGCAAAGAAAGTTGCGCATCTGCTGACAAAAGAAAAGCCTCAAGACTGCGGGAACAGTTTTGAGGCCTGATGTAGAAAGACTGGATCAATCCACAGGAGTAATTATGCCAAAACAACTCAGTCCTGACCAGGACAAATTACACAAAAACATACTACGTGATCGGTTCTTATCCAGCTTCAAACAGCCTGGTCGATTTCGGGCTGAGTTGGAGAAAGTGAAGCTAATACTGAAGAGGAAAGGTCATGAGTAATCTTGCAACAGTTACACCGATAAAACCTCATCTGGAGGTTGTGGAGCATCGCGTGGCAGAACTCGACGATGGCTACACCCGGACTGCAAATACACTGCTGGAAGCTGTCATGCTTTCTGGGCTTACTCAACATCAGCTACTGATTGTTATGGCTGTGTGGCGCAAGACATACGGTTATAACAAAAAAATAGATTGGATCGGAAATGAACAGTTCGCTGAACTCACTGGCATGGCGCCAACCAAATGTTCTACCGCCAAAAACGAGCTTATCAGAATGGGGGTTCTCACTCAGGTGGGGCGTCAGGTTGGTATGAATAAAAATATTTCCGAGTGGAAGACGAAGGTTAACGGATTCGGTAAAACATTTACCAGATCGGTAAAACTAACCTTCACCAAATCGGTAAAAACCAATTTACCGAATCAGTCAAACACAAAAGACAATATACAAAAGACAATAAATACAAATACCCCCTTACCCCCTAAAGGGGGATGCGATGAAGGTTCTAAACCTGAAAAGCGAAAACCTACCAAGATTAACTACAGCGAATATCTTGCTGCCTACAACGAGATTGTTGGTGACAGACTCCCACATGCAGTGGAGGTCAATTCTGAACGACAACGCAAGTTGAAAAAGCTGATTGATTCACTGGCAACCAAAAACATCGACGGATTCCGGGCATACGTCAAAGCGTTCATGGCAGCAGCCAGACCATTCCATTTCGGTGATAACGACCGTGACTGGGTAGCTAATTTTGATTATCTGCTACGCCCGAAAGTACTGATAGCAATTCGTGAGGGAACACTATGAGACAGGATATCGAGGCGAGCGTTATCGGTGGCTTGCTGATTGGCGGATTAACACCAACCGCCAGTGACGTTCTGGCAACACTGGAGCCTGAAGCATTCTCAATTCCGCTCTACCGGAAAGCTTTTGAAGTTATCCGAAAGCAGGCCAGAAACAGGAATCTGATTGATGGTCTGATGGTGGCCGAGGAGTGCGGGGATGAATACGCAACGGCGGTGATGATGACTGCGCGGTCATGTCCCAGCGCTGCAAACCTGAAAGGTTATGCCGGGATGGTTGCAGACAGTTATCAACGGCGTCAGGTTTTACAGCTACTGGATGAGATGCGGGAGCCAATCAGTAACGGCACGCTGGACGCATCAGGCAGAGCGATGGACGAGCTTGTAAAGCGCCTGTCATCCATCAGGAAGCCGCGGAACGAGGTTAAACCTGTGCGACTGGGTGAAATCATCAATGACTACACTGACACGCTTGACAGGCGTCTGAGGAACGGAGAAGAGTCGGATACCCTGAAGACCGGAATCGAAGAGCTTGACGCTATCACCGGAGGGATGAACGCAGAAGACCTTGTGATTATTGCTGCTCGTCCAGGTATGGGTAAAACCGAACTGGCGCTGAAGATAGCCGAAGGCGTGGCAAGTCGTGTTATTCCTGGTTCTGGCGTCCGGCGCGGTGTGTTGATTTTCTCGATGGAAATGAGCGCCATTCAGGTTGTTGAGAGAGGGATTGCCGGCGCAGGAATGATGTCGGTCAGTGTGCTGCGTAACCCGTCACGTATGGACGATGAAGGATGGGCGAGAGTTGCAAGCGGGATGAAGTTGCTGGCAGAGCTGGATGTGTGGGTAGTTGACGCATCGCGTTTGTCTGTCGAAGAAATCAGGTCCATTTCCGAACGCCACAAGCAGGAGCATCCTAATCTGTCACTGATTATGGCTGACTATCTCGGGCTAATTGAGAAACCAAAAGCGGAACGTAATGACCTCGCCATAGCACATATCTCCGGTAGCCTGAAAGCGATGGCGAAAGACCTGAAAACTCCAGTTATCTCCCTAAGCCAGCTCTCCCGCGATGTTGAGAAGCGGCCAAACAAGCGCCCGACAAACGCAGATTTGCGGGATTCAGGAAGCATTGAACAGGACGCAGACTCAATCATCATGCTCTATCGGGAAGCGGTATATGACGAGAACAGTAGCGCCGCGCCATTTGCTGAAATCATCGTGACGAAAAACCGTTTTGGCTCGCTTGGTACGGTTTACCAGCGGTTCTGCAACGGACACTTTGTTGCATGTGACCAGGACGAAGCCAGACAGATTTGCACGGCATCAAATGCACCTGCTGGACGCAGAAAGCGATATGCACAAGGGGCTGACGTATGACTATTTACATCACTGAGTTGGTAACAGGCCTGCTGGTAATCGCAGGCCTTTTTATTTGGGGGAGAGGGAAGACATGAAAAAACTAACCTTTGAAATTCGATCTCCAGCACATCAGCAAAATGCCATTCACGCAGTACAGCAAATCCTTCCAGACCCAACCAAACCAATCGTAGTAACCATTCAGGAACGCAACCGCAGCTTAGACCAAAATCGGAAGCTTTGGGCTTGCCTTGGTGATGTCTCACGTCAGGTAAACTGGCATGGACGATGGCTTGACGCTGAAAGCTGGAAGTGTGTGTTTACCGCAGCCTTAAAGCAGCAGGATGTTGTCCCTAACCTTGCCGAGAATGGCTTCGTGGTAATAGGCCAGTCAACCAGCAGGATGCGTGTAAGCGAGTTTGCGGAGCTATTAGAGCTTATACAGGCATTCGGTACAGAGCGCGGCGTTAAGTGGTCAGACGAAGCCCGGTTAGCACTGGAATGTAAAGCGAGGTTTGGAGACGCCGCACGAAACACTGCTACCGCTGCGGAGAAAGCAAAGACGATTATCGATTCCGGCCAAATCAACCTTATTGGCACCAATGGTGTATCAGATGTGAGCGGTCGCCAGTAGGTAATTTCCCGCTGCCAGAGACGAAGGAGGACGTATGGCACGACAGCGACGAAGTATCACCGACATAATCTGCGAAAACTGCAAATACCTTCCAACGAAACGTTCCAGAAATAAACGCAAGCCAATCCCAAAAGAGTCTGACGTAAAAACCTTCAATTACACGGCTCACCTGCGGGATATCCGGTGGCTAAGACATCGTGCGAGGAAATGACAATGGATTATTCACAGTTAAGTGATTTTGAAATTAACAAGCGAGTCGCGATAGCGACAGGGCATAAGAAGTTTAACGGCCTGGGATGGCAAGGGACACAAGAAGACAGTTGTAGCGCAGTGATAGTAAGAGGTCCAACTAAAATAGGCGCGTTTGACCCATGTAATAACCCGGCAGACGCATGGCAGATTATTGAGAAATACAGAATTTCTTTCTTAGACCAGTTAACTGAATGGTGTGTAGATGCAAAAGGCGTGAGTCCAATATTTGATATCAGACCTCTCCGCGCCGCCATGATTGTCTTTCTCCTGATGCAGGACGCCAATAATGCTTAGCCCATCACAATCCCTTCAATACCAGAAAGAAAGCGTCGAGCGGGCTTTAACGTGCGCTAACTGCGGTCAGAAGCTGCATGTGCTGGAAGTTCATGTATGTGAAGCGTGCTGCGCAGAACTGATGAGCGATCCGAATAGCTCAATGTACGAGGAAGAAGACGATGGCTAAATCAGCGCGAAGACGATGCAAAAACGAAGAATGTAGGGAATGGTTTCACCCTGCATTCGCTAATCAGTGGTGGTGCTCTCCAGAGTGTGGAACCAAGATAGCACTCGAACGACGAAGCAAAGAGCGCGAAAAAGCAGAAAAAGCAGCAGAGAAGAAACGACGACGAGAGGAGCAAAAACAGAAAGATAAACTGAAGATTCGAAAACTCGCCTTAAAGCCCCGCAGTTACTGGATTAAACAAGCCCAACAAGCCGTAAACGCCTTCATCAGAGAAAGAGACCGCGACTTACCATGTATCTCGTGCGGAACGCTCACGTCTGCTCAGTGGGATGCCGGGCATTACCGAACAACCGCTGCGGCACCTCAGCTCCGATTTGATGAACGCAATATCCATAAGCAATGCGTCGTGTGCAATCAACACAAGAGCGGGAACCTGGTTCCTTATCGCGTGATGCTCATCGAGCGCATAGGGATTGCAGCAGTAGACGAAATCGAATCTGACCATAAGCGGCATCGCTGGACTACCGAAGAGTGCAAAGCGATTAAGGCGGAGTATCAGCAGAAGCTTAAAGACCTACGTGACAGCAGAAGCGAGGCAGCATGAGCAAAATCCAATACCCAATGACCACTGCGGCAATTTTCGATGATGTTGTCTATCCGCTGCATTTCGACAATGCCGGCAAGGTTAGGCAAGAAATGGAAGGCGCTGTTAACTGGTTCTGCAGGTGGTGCAACGAAGAGAAAGCCGCTGTGAAAGCGAGATTGTTGGTCAGTTGCTGGGGTCAATATCTGAGTCATGAGCAGGTTATCCGGGAGGCCGCATGACACACACTGTCAAAACCATTCCAGACATGCTCATAGAGACATATGGAAACCAGACAGAAGTAGCACGGCGCTTATCGTGCCACCGCAACACAGTCAGGCGTTATCTGTACGACAAAGAAGCCAGGTATCACGCCATCGTTAACGGCGTTTTAATGATTCATCAGGGCGGGAGAGGTATTTATGACCGTAACCAGCATTAACCAGGCAAAACATCAGCGTGAACGTGACGAGGCTGAATTACGCAGCGTCAGAGAGATGACGGAGCAACACCAGAAGGCGATGGATTATCTGCATGAGCGAGAGCGTGAACTGGTGAACCGGATTGGATTGAACAAGCCAGCGGGAGACGATGCTGCATGAGACTCGAAAGCGTAGCTAAATTCCATTCGCCAAAAAGCCCGATGATGAGTGACTCACCACGGGCTACGGCTTCTGACTCTCTTTCCGGTACTGATGTGATGGCTGCTATGGGAATGGCGCAATCACAAGCCGGATTCGGAATGGCTGCATTCTGCGGTAAGCACGAACTCAGCCAGAACGACAAACAAAAGGCTATCAACTATCTGATGCAATTTGCACACAAGGTATCGGGGAAATACCCTGGTGTGGCAAAGCTTGAAGGAAATACTAAGGCAAAGGTACTGCAAGTGCTCGCAACATTTGCTTATGCGGATTATTGCCGTAGTGCCGCGACGCCGGGAGCAAGATGCAGGGATTGCCACGGTACAGGACGGGCAGTTGATATAGCCAAAACAGAGCAGTGGGGGAGAGTTGTTGAGAAGGTGTGCGGAAGATGCAAGGGCGTCGGCTATTCAAAGGTGCCGGCAAGCGCCGCATATCGCGCCATAACGATGCTAATCCCAAACCTTACCCAACCCACCTGGTCACGCACTGTTAAGCCGCTGTATGACGCTTTGGTGGTGCAATGCCACAAGGAAGAGTCAATCGCAGACAATATTTTGAATGCGGTCACGCGTTAATAGCATGATTGCCACGGATGGCAACATATTAACAGCATGATATTGACTTTTTGAATAAAGTTGGGTAAATTTGACTCAACGATGGATAAATGCACTCGTTAAATAAAGCCCTGAGTTTAACCGCTCGGGGCTTTTTGCGTTTTAAGCACGACATTTCTGAAAGCGCCCTATCACCAATCACCAGAACACATCCAGATACCCTTGCTCATTCGTGGCGACGGGGTAGGGCGTTTTACACAAAAGAAAACCCAGAACTATGGCTGGGCTTCGTGAAGATGGGTGGCAAGAGGCTTCGCTAACAACCTCCTGCCGTTTTGCCCGTGCATATCGGTCACGAACAAATCTGATTACTAAACACAGTAGCCTGGATTTGTTCTATCAGTAATCGACCTTATTCCTAATTAAATAGAGCAAATCCCCTCTATGAAGGGGTAGAGCATGTACCGTATGGACAAAATCAGAGAATGGTTCAGTTACAGCTTCGGAGGACTGACTGCGATGGGTGGCATTCTCTCCCTGAATGACTGGGCTGTAATCATTGGTATTCTTTGTACTGTCGGCACATTTGGCATCAACTGGTACTACAAACGCAAGGAGCGTGAGGACAGATTGAATGGCAATGTCACCGGCACTACGAAATAGCGTAATAGCGGCGATAAGTGGCGGGGCTATTGCTATAGCATCTGTGTTAATCACTGGCCCCGGTGGTAACGATGGTCTGGAAGGTGTCAGATACAAACCATATAAGGACGTAGTTGGTGTGTTGACTGTGTGTTATGGCCACACCGGAAAAGACATCATGCCTGGTAAAACGTATACCGAAGCAGAATGCAAAGCCCTCCTGAATAAAGACCTTGCCACGGTCGCCAGACAAATTAACCCGTACATCAAAGTCGATATACCGGAAACAACGCGCGGCGCCATTTACTCGTTCGTCTACAACGTTGGCGCAGGCAATTTCAGAACATCGACGCTTCTTCGCAAAATAAATCAGGTCGATATCAAAGGTGCATGTGATCAGCTACGTCGCTGGACATACGCTGGCGGTAAGCAATGGAAAGGCCTGATGACTCGTCGTGAGATTGAGCGTGAAGTCTGTTTGTGGGGGCAGCAATGAGCGTGATTTGCTTTTTCATGGCAGCGTTGTTCGCATTCAATGGCAACGATGCGTGGCCGTGGTTTCTGTCCGTTGGGGTGTTGATGTCATGAGTCGGTTAACCGCGATTATCTCCGCTCTGGTTATCTGCATCATCGTCTGCCTGTCATGGGCGGTTAATCATTACCGTGATAACGCAATCGCCTACAAAGACCAGCGTGATAAAGCCACATCCATCATCGCTGATATGCAGAAGCGTCAACGTGATGTAGCAGAACTTGACGCCAGATACACAAAGGAACTTGCTGATGCTAATGCGACTATCGAAAGTCTCCGCGCTGATGTTTCTGCTGGTCGTAAGCGCCTGCAAGTCTCCGCCACCTGTCCAAAGTCAACGACCGGAGCCAGCGGCATGGGCGATGGAGAAAGCCCAAGACTTACAGCAGATGCTGAACTCAATTATTACCGTCTCCGAAGTGGAATCGACAAGATAACCGCGCAGGTTAACTACCTGCAGGACTACATCAGGACACAATGCCTGAAATAATTTCCATCACATAGAAATTTGACAAGTGACTTTCATGAAAATGCCTCGTAATGCGGGGCTTTTTTATATCCGCAGTAAATGCGCTTCACACGCGCTACTTCTGAACACAGAACCTTTCAGGATGACCCTTGAGGATGCCGGTTTGGTGATCGGTGCCTTTCTGTGGGCCGGAATCCTGTGTGACAAGGTTCATCACTTAAAGGTAACTACCGATGCAATTAGTTGAAATCAAGAAGCTCGACTTGGTCACTAACTCCGCTGTAATCGCTACTGGCGTCAAAAAGGATCACAAGCCTGTGATTCAGCTCATCAGGAAGTACAAAAGCGACCTCGAAGAGTTCGGAAGGGTGGAATTTGAAATGCGACCCTTTCAAACGGATGGGGGCATGCAGAAGCAGGAAATAGCACTGTTAAACGAACAGCAAACCACGCTGTTGATCACATACATGCGAAACAATGAAGTTGTGCGTGAATTCAAAAAGCGCCTGGTAGCTGAATTCTTCACTATGCGTAGCGCGCTGGCGAAAAAGAAAATGGATCGCAACTCTGCACGCCTGGAGTACAAACCCATGACCGACGCCATCAAACATGAGCGAGAGGCTCAGGGTAAGCAGATCGCCCCGCATCACTTCAGCAACGAAGCTGACCTGATTAACCGACTGGCGCTGGGCATGACGGCGGCCAAGTTCCGCGTGCATCACGAAATCGGGAAGAAAGAGCCGATCCGCGATTACCTGACGCCGGAACAAATTCACTGCATCACCGAGCTACAGCGCGCCAACACGGTATTCATCAGCATGGGGTGGGACTTCGAACAACGCAAAGAAGTGCTGAGCGGCATGTTCGAGCGTAATCATCGTCAGCCCCTTATCGAAGAACAGCACCGCCTGGCGGCCTAAGCTACGGAAATAGCTTCGAGAGCCACTTTCACAACGGCTCTCCATTACAAAGCCTATCTACGGGTGGGCTTGATAATGAAACCGGAGTTAATTTCTGGTCACTAATTAACGGCAGTACCGCGAAACAACCCAAGCCAGTAAGTGGGGAAATAACACTGGCAGCCACTGAAAGATGAACCTCCTGCCTTATGGCAAAAAAGATTCTTTGTGGTGGCGGACTGATGGAAAGACATCGGTTATTGCAGAGGCCATTCAATGAGTGGTCTAGACAATGGCTTATCCCAACAACCGGAGCCAACACAATGGCAGAGATTACAGCATTGACAGAATTACAGCAGATGAACCTCGATATCCTCCGTTTAGTTCAAAGCGATACCGCAGCAGCAGAGAAAGCGATCGCATTCGTTGCTGGAAGTAAGCTGAACTTCGAACTGTTCAAAGACCAACTGGTTTTGGCGCAGGGTGAAGGAACGGCATTAGCTCGCGCAGAAAAGGCTATTCGTGAGGCAAAAGAAGCGTTAGACCTGTTCACTGCCGGAGTATAATCATGGCAAATCCAAATTTCACGCCATCGTGGCCTCTCTACAAAGATGCTGACGGTGCATATGTGTCTGCTCTTCCGATTAAAGCTATCAAATACGCTAATGACGGAAGTGCAAGCGCAGAATTCGATGGTCCGTATGCTGACCAGTACATGTCAGCGCAAACAGTGGCCGTATTCAAGCCGGAGGTCGGTGGATATCTGTTCCGAAGCCAGTACGGCGAGCTGCTCTATATGAGCAAGACAGCATTTGAAGCTAAGTACACTTCCGCAAGCGGTTCAGTAACGAATGCAGATACGGCGGATAAGTTGTCAACGGCCCGTACTATCACACTAACCGGCGCTGTCACAGGTTCAACGTCATTTGATGGTTCGGCTAACGTGACTATCGCAACTACCCAAGGAAGCTAACTTATGGCAGCACCAAAGGGCAACCGATTCTGGGAGGCCCGCAGTAGCCATGGTCGTAACCCGAAATTCGAGTCGCCTGAGGCGCTGTGGGCTGCTTGTTGTGAATACTTCGAATGGGTGGAAGCTAACCCACTATGGGAGATGAAGGCGTTCTCATATCAGGGTGAGGTGACACAAGAGCCAATCGCCAAGATGCGAGCAATGACCATCACTGGCCTGACTCTATTCCTCGATGTGACGCTTGAAACATGGCGCACATATCGAATGCGAGAAGATTTATCTGAGGTCGTTACGCGAGCAGAGCAAATCATCTACGACCAAAAATTCTCCGGCGCAGCCGCTGACCTTCTCAACGCTAACATCATCGCCCGAGATTTGGGCCTCAAAGAGCAGTCGCAAGTTGAAGACGTGACACCTGATAAGGGAGATCGCGATAAGCGCCGCTCTCGTATCAAGGAGCTATTCAACCGTGGAACTGGACGCGATTCTTGATAACCTGAGCGACGAAGAGCAAATCGAATTGCTCGAGCTACTCGAAGAAGAAGAGAACTACCGAAATGCACACCTGCTATATGAATTTACGCCATACAGCAAACAGCGTGAGTTCATCGACGCCGGCCATGACTATCCAGAGCGATGTTTTATGGCTGGGAACCAGCTTGGTAAGTCATTTACTGGCGCTGCTGAAGTTGCGTTTCACCTTACCGGTAGATACCCGGGAACGAAAGGTTATCCTGCTGATGGCAAATATGGCGGAGAGTGGAAAGGTAAGCGTTTCTATGAGCCAGTTGTCTTCTGGATTGGCGGTGAAACAAACGAGACTGTAACCAAAACGACTCAACGCATCCTGTGCGGGCGTATCGAAGAGAATGATGAGCCTGGCTACGGTTCAATACCGAAAGAGGACATCATTAGCTGGAAGAAGTCTCCTTTCTTTCCGAACCTTGTTGATCATCTTCTGGTTAAGCATCACACGGCTGATGGTGTTGAAGATGGCATTTCAATCTGCTACTTCAAGCCATACTCGCAAGGCCGTGCACGCTGGCAGGGTGACACAATCCACGGCGTGTGGTTTGACGAAGAGCCACCATACAGCATTTATGGCGAAGGTCTTACCCGTACAAACAAATACGGGCAATTCTCAATTCTAACGTTTACCCCGCTGATGGGGATGTCTGACGTTGTTACCAAGTTCCTGAAGAATCCCAGCAAGTCGCAGAAAGTGGTCAACATGACCATCTATGACGCTGAGCACTACACCAACGAGCAGAAAGAGCAAATCATCGCATCCTATCCTGAGCATGAGAGAGAGGCGCGTGCTCGCGGTATTCCTACGATGGGTAGCGGTCGAATATTCCAGATACCGGAAGAGACGATTAAGTGCCAGCCATTCGAATGCCCGGATCATTTCTATGTTATCGACGCTCAGGACTTCGGCTGGAACCACCCGCAAGCTCACATTCAGCTTTGGTGGGACAAAGACGCAGATGTTTTCTATCTGGCGCGTGTGTGGAAGAAATCAGAGAACACCGCAGTTCAGGCATGGGGTGCTGTTAAGTCGTGGGCTAACAAAATACCTGTCGCGTGGCCTCATGACGGTCACCAACACGAAAAGGGCGGTGGTGAGCAACTTAAAACCCAATATGCGGATGCCGGGTTCTCTATGCTTCCCGATCACGCAACGTTCCCGGATGGCGGTAACTCAGTAGAGTCAGGCATTAGTGAGCTTCGTGACCTGATGCTTGAAGGAAGATTCAAAGTATTCAACACATGCGAACCATTCTTTGAAGAGTTCCGTCTCTATCATCGCGACGAGAACGGCAAGATCGTCAAGACCAACGATGATGTGCTCGATGCTACTCGCTACGGCTACATGATGCGCCGCTTCGCCAGGATGATGCGCGATATCAGAAAGCCGAAAGAAAAGAAAATTCCCGCACCGATTAGACCAGTACGCAGAGGACGATAATGGCCGACAATGAAAACAGGCTGGAGAGTATCCTGTCGCGCTTTGATGCGGACTGGACAGCCAGCGATGAAGCCAGAAGGGAGGCCAAGAATGATCTCTTCTTCTCCCGCGTATCTCAGTGGGATGACTGGCTATCACAATACACAACCCTACAATATCGCGGGCAGTTCGATGTGGTACGTCCTGTGGTGCGCAAACTCGTTTCTGAGATGCGTCAGAACCCTGTTGATGTTCTGTATCGCCCAAAGGATGGAGCAAGTCCTGACGCTGCTGATGTGCTAATGGGCATGTATCGCACAGACATGCGACACAATACGGCAAAAATCGCGGTCAACGTCGCTGTTCGTGAGCAGATTGAAGCAGGTGTAGGTGCGTGGCGTCTGGTCACTGACTACGAAGACCAAAGTCCAACGAGCAACAATCAGGTTATCCGTCGAGAGCCTATCCATAGTGCCTGCTCCCATGTTATCTGGGACAGCAACAGCAAACTGATGGACAAGTCTGACGCCCGTCACTGCACAGTTATCCACTCAATGAGCCAGAATGGTTGGGAGGATTTCGCAGAAAAATACGACCTCGATGCGGATGATATTCCATCATTCCAGAACCCCAACGATTGGGTATTCCCATGGCTGACGCATGACACAATTCAGATCGCTGAGTTTTACGAAGTGGTCGAGAAGAAAGAGACGGCGTTTATCTACCAAGACCCGGTTACGGGTGAGCCGGTAAGCTACTTTAAGCGCGATATTAAAGACGTCATCGATGACCTGGCTGATAGTGGATTTATCAAAATTGCAGAGCGCCAGATTAAGCGTCGCCGGGTATACAAATCGATTATCACCTGCACTGCTGTACTCAAAGACAAGCAGCTCATTGCTGGCGAACATATCCCCATTGTTCCGGTATTCGGAGAGTGGGGCTTCGTTGAAGATAAAGAAGTGTATGAGGGTGTCGTCCGCCTGACAAAAGACGGTCAGCGTCTGCGCAACATGATTATGTCGTTCAACGCCGACATCGTGGCCCGCACTCCGAAGAAGAAGCCGTTCTTCTGGCCTGAGCAGATTGCAGGATTTGAGCATATGTACGACGGTAACGACGATTACCCATACTACCTGCTCAATCGCACTGACGAAAATAGTGGAGACCTTCCGACTCAGCCGCTGGCATATTATGAAAACCCGGAAGTGCCGCAAGCCAACGCCTATATGCTGGAAGCAGCAACCAGCGCAGTAAAAGAGGTTGCCACTCTCGGAGTTGATACAGAAGCGGTAAATGGCGGACAGGTTGCGTTTGATACCGTCAATCAACTGAATATGAGGGCTGACCTTGAGACATACGTGTTTCAGGATAATCTGGCTACCGCTATGCGCCGTGACGGAGAGATTTACCAGTCGATAGTTAATGACATCTACGATGTTCCTCGCAACGTTACGATTACCCTTGAGGATGGCAGCGAGAAAGATGTTCAGCTAATGGCTGAGGTTGTTGACCTTGCTACTGGTGAGCGGCAGGTACTAAACGATATCAGGGGGCGCTATGAGTGCTACACGGATGTTGGACCATCATTCCAGTCCATGAAGCAGCAAAACCGCGCAGAAATTCTTGAGTTGCTCGGCAAGACGCCACAGGGAACGCCAGAATATCAACTGCTGTTGCTTCAGTACTTCACCCTGCTTGATGGTAAAGGTGTTGAGATGATGCGTGACTATGCCAACAAGCAGCTTATTCAGATGGGCGTTAAGAAGCCAGAAACGCCCGAAGAACAGCAATGGTTAGTAGAGGCGCAACAAGCCAAACAAGGTCAACAAGACCCGGCAATGGTTCAGGCTCAGGGCGTACTCCTGCAGGGGCAGGCTGAACTGGCTAAAGCTCAGAACCAGACGCTGTCCCTGCAAATCGATGCAGCTAAAGTCGAAGCGCAGAACCAGCTTAACGCTGCCAGAATCGCAGAAATCTTCAACAACATGGACCTCAGTAAACAATCTGAGTTTAGAGAGTTCCTTAAAACCGTTGCTTCATTCCAGCAGGACCGCAGCGAAGACGCTCGCGCAAATGCTGAGTTACTCCTTAAAGGCGATGAACAGACGCACAAGCAGCGAATGGACATTGCCAATATCCTGCAATCGCAGAGACAAAATCAACCTTCCGGCAGTGTAGCCGAGACACCTCAATAAGAGAGAGTTAATCATGGAACCAACCACCGAAATTCAGGCAACTGAAGACTTAACCCTGTCCGGCGATCATGCAGCGGCATCTGCTGATGGCTTAGTTGTCGATAATGCCAACGACAATGCAGGTCAGGAAGAGGGCTTTGAGATTGTCCTGAAGGACGATGAGACAGCACCAAAACAAGACCCGGCAAAGAACGCAGAATTCGCCCGCCGCCGAATCGAGCGCAAACGACAGCGCGAGCTTGAGCAGCAGATGGAGGCGGTTAAGCGCGGAGAATTGCCGGAGAGTTTACGGGTAAACCCTGACCTTCCACCTCAGCCGGATATTAATGCCTATCTGTCAGAAGAAGGCCTGGCTAAATATGACTACGACAACAGCCGTGCGCTTGCCGCTTTCAATGCTGCCAATACCGAATGGCTAATGAAAGCGCAGGACGCCCGCAGCAATGCCGTAGCAGAACAGGGCCGCAAGACTCAGGAGTTTACCCAGCAATCAGCGCAATACGTCGAAGCTGCCCGCAAACACTATGACGCGGCAGAAAAGCTCAATATCCCTGACTATCAGGAGAAAGAAGACGCATTTATGCAACTGGTTCCGCCTGCGGTTGGGGCCGACATTATGCGCCTGTTCCCGGAGAAGTCTGCCGCGCTCATGTATCACCTGGGTGCAAACCCGGAGAAAGCCCGCCAGTTACTGGCGATGGATGGGCAGTCCGCGCTGATTGAACTAACTCGACTATCCGAACGCTTAACTCTCAAGCCTCGCGGTAAACAAATCTCTTCCGCTCCCCCTGCTGACCAGCCGATTACCGGTGATGTCAGCGCAGCAAATAAAGATGCCATTCGTAAACAGATGGATGCGGCTGCGAGCAAGGGCGATGTGGAAACTTACCGCAAGCTAAAGGCAAAACTTAAAGGAATCCGATAATGGCTTTGAACGAAGGTCAAATTGTTACACTGGCGGTGGATGAGATTATTGACACCATCTCCGCAATCACTCCAATGGCGCAGAAAGCCAAGAAATACACCCCGCCTGCTTCTTCTATGCAGCGCTCCAGCAATACCATCTGGATGCCTGTAGAGCAGGAGTCCCCCACTCAGGAGGGTTGGGATTTAACTGATAAAGCGACAGGGTTACTGGAGCTTAACGTCGCGGTAAACATGGGAGAGCCGGATAACGACTTCTTCCAGTTACGCGCCGATGATTTGCGTGATGAGACAGCGTATCGTCACCGAATCCAGTCCGCAGCCCGCAAACTGGCTAACAACGTTGAGTTGAAAGTCGCAAACATGGCCGCCGAGATGGGGTCATTGGTTATCACTTCGCCGGACGCTATCGGCACGAACACCGCAGACGCATGGAACTTTGTTGCCGATGCAGAAGAAATCATGTTTTCCCGCGAGCTTAATCGCGATATGGGGACATCCTACTTCTTCAACCCACAGGACTACAAAAAAGCGGGTTACGACCTGACCAAGCGTGATATCTTCGGGCGCATCCCTGAAGAAGCATACCGCGATGGCACCATTCAGCGTCAGGTTGCTGGCTTCGATGATGTCCTGCGCTCTCCGAAACTTCCTGTGCTGACCAAATCCACCGCAACTGGCATCACTGTATCCGGTGCGCAGTCCTTCAAGCCTGTCGCATGGCAACTGGATAACGATGGCAACAAAGTTAACGTTGATAACCGTTTTGCTACCGTCACCCTGTCTGCAACTACCGGCCTGAAACGCGGCGACAAAATTTCGTTTGCTGGCGTTAAGTTCCTCGGTCAGATGGCTAAGAACGTGCTGGCGCAGGACGCGACTTTCTCCGTGGTCCGTGTTGTTGACGCTACTCACGTTGAAATTACGCCGAAGCCAGTTGCGCTGGATGATGTTTCCCTGTCTCCTGAGCAACGCGCCTACGCCAACGTTAATACCTCGCTGGCTGATGCAATGGCAGTGAACATTCTGAACGTTAAAGACGCTCGCACTAATGTGTTCTGGGCTGATGACGCCATCCGTATTGTGTCTCAGCCGATTCCGGCTAACCATGAACTTTTTGCAGGTATGAAAACTACCTCATTCAGCATCCCTGATGTTGGCCTGAACGGTATCTTCGCTACGCAGGGTGATATTTCAACCCTGTCCGGCCTGTGCCGTATTGCGCTGTGGTACGGCGTAAACGCGACACGACCGGAGGCAATCGGTGTTGGCCTGCCTGGTCAGACTGCGTAACTAACAGGGGCTGCGGCCCCTTTCTTTATGGAGTGGCTATGAAAATAGCAATCTATAAGCCCGGTGGAAGCATCATGGTATGGGGCGTCATGGCTCAGATGAAGGTCATCGACTCCAGCGAACTTCCGGAATATGTCAAAGATGGCTGGCTTGATCATCCATCAAAGCTGCTGCCCGTGGAAGCAGATGATGTTAAGCCACGCAAAGGCCGCAAGCCTAAGGCGGTAAGCGATGCAGATAAAGACTAAAGGCGATCTGGTCAGGGCTGCGCTTCGTAAGTTGGGCGTGGCATCAGATGCAACCCTTACCGATGTCGAACCTCAGTCTATGCAGGATGCCGTTGATGATCTGGAAGCGATGATGGCGGAGTGGTATCAGGACGGGAAAGGCATCATTACCGGCTATGTATTCTCAGATGATGACAATCCTCCTGCTGAAGGTGACGACCATGGCCTTCGCTCCAGTGCAGTCAGCGCCGTATTCCATAATCTGGCCTGCCGCATTGCTCCTGATTATGCGCTTGAGGCTACTGCCAAAATTATCGCCACTGCTAAATACGGAAAAGAGCTTCTCTATAAGCAAACCGCCATTTCCAGAGCCAAACGAGCGCCTTACCCGTCACGCATGCCGACAGGCAGTGGAAACAGTTTCGCCAATCTGAACGAATGGCATTATTTCCCCGGAGAACAGAATGCCGATTCAACAACTCCCCATGATGAAGGGAATGGGTAAAGACTTCAAGAACGCCGATTATATCGACTATCTGCCAGTGAATATGCTGGCAACACCCAAAGAAATCCTTAACAGCAGCGGCTATCTCCGCTCATTCCCTGGCATTACCAAACGTTATGATATGAACGGCGTATCGCGTGGAGTTGAGTACAACACCGCTCAGAATGCTGTTTATCGTGTTTGTGGTGGCAAGCTCTACAAAGGAGAAAGCGAAGTTGGTGATGTTGCCGGAAGTGGTCGCGTATCAATGGCACATGGTCGGACATCACAGGCGGTAGGCGTTAATGGCCAACTGGTCGAGTATCGCTATGATGGCACGGTTAAAACCGTCTCAAACTGGCCTGCAGACAGCGGATTCACGCAGTATGAGTTAGGTTCAGTGCGTGACATTACGCGCTTACGTGGGCGTTATGCGTGGTCAAAAGACGGCACTGATTCATGGTTTATCACTGACCTCGAAGATGAATCGCATCCTGACCGCTACAGCGCACAATATCGCGCAGAGTCGCAGCCTGACGGCATCATCGGCATCGGAACATGGAGAGACTTCATCGTCTGCTTTGGTTCGTCAACGATAGAGTATTTCTCCCTGACAGGCGCAACCACCGCTGGCGCTGCGTTGTATGTCGCACAGCCATCGTTGATGGTACAGAAGGGCATTGCCGGAACATACTGTAAAACGCCGTTCGCTGATTCATACGCCTTTATCAGTCATCCGGCTACTGGCGCACCTTCCGTCTACATCATCGGTTCAGGGCAGGCATCGCCAATTGCGACCGCCAGTATTGAGAAAATTATCCGCTCATATACCGCTGAAGAAATGGCGACGGGTGTGATGGAGACTTTGCGCTTCGATTCTCATGAGCTTCTGATTATTCATCTCCCTCGCCATGTTCTGGTTTACGACGCATCGTCCAGCCAGAACGGACCTCAGTGGTGTGTGCTGAAAACCGGGCTTTACGATGATGTATATCGCGGCGTCGACTTCATGTACGAAGGAAACCAGATAACGTGCGGCGACAAATCAGAAGCGGTGGTCGGACAATTGCAATTCGACATCAGCAGCCAGTACGACAAACAACAAGAACACCTACTGTTTACGCCCCTTTTCAAAGCAGATAACGCCAGATGCTTCGACCTTGAGGTTGAATCATCCACTGGTGTTGCTCAATACGCTGACCGCCTGTTCCTGTCTGCAACAACTGACGGCATCAATTACGGTCGTGAACAGATGATTGAGCAGAACGAGCCGTTTGTGTACGACAAGCGCGTTTTATGGAAACGTGTTGGGCGCATTCGTCGATTAATCGGATTCAAACTGCGAGTAATCACCAAATCACCAGTAACACTATCCGGGTGTCAAATTCGTCTGGAGTAAAATATGGCAGACCCGTCACTTAATAATCCTGTCATTATTCAGGCTACTCGTCTGGATGCCTCAATCCTCCCACGCAACGTCTTCAGCCGGTCTTATCTGCTCTACGTAATCGCGCAGGGGGCTGACGTTGGCGCTATTGCTGGAAAGGCAAACGAAGCAGGGCAAGGTGCCTATGACGCGCAGGTAAAGAACGATGAGCAGGATGTTGAGCTTGCAGACCACGAAGCGAAAATTCAGCAGTTACGCATCGACGTAGACGACCATGAAATCCGTATTGCTGCAAATACCAATGCAATTGCGGCGCTGGATGTCAGACTAACCACGGCTGAAGGAGAAATAATCACCTTGCAGGCTGATGTCAGTGCTCTTGATGGTAGAGTGACGACGGCTGAAGGAAATATTTCTGCATTGCAGGTTGATTACGTATCGAAAACAGCCACCGCAACACAATCGCTGGCGTCACCTCTCAACGTGACAACGTCCTATTCAGTTGGCGGTACTAAAGTTATCGGTGCTCGACAGCTCGGATGGACAGCAGCAACAGGAGCTGCGCTTCTCGGTGCATTCAACGCTAACCAGGCATACACGGTCAGTGCCACATATACGCAGTCTGAGGTATCAGCTATGGCTACTGGATTGCAGCAGGCGCGGCAGCGTATCAAAGCTCTCGAAGATGCAATACGAACTCATGGATTGATCAACTGATGATTACATTCACTCCCACCCGAAACATCGACCTGATAGAAACGGTCGGCAACCATCCCGACATCATAGCCGGGAGCAACAACGGTGACGGATACTACTACAAGCCTGAGTACCGCTATTTCGAAGTGAACGTACATGGTCAGTTCGGTGGCATCGTGTATTACAACGAGATTCAGCCACTGACCTTTGACTGCCACGCCATGTACCTGCCTGAGATTCGCGGCTTCAGCAAGGAAATCGGCCTGGCGTTCTGGCGATATATTCTCACCAACACCACCGTTCAGTGCGTTACATCATTTGCTGCACGCAAATTTCGCCACGGTCAGATGTACTGCGCAATGATTGGCCTTAAGCGCGTCGGAACCATCAAGAAATACTTCAAAGGCGTGGATGACGTGACGTTTTACGCCGCCACCCGAGAAGAGTTAACCGACTTCCTGAATCACGGGAGATAAACATGTTATATGCATTTACGCTGGGCAGGAAACTGCGCGGTGAGGAACCTCTTTACCCTGAAAAAGGCGGAAAAGGTGGCTCATCAAGCAGCGGAGCAAAAGAAGCCGCAAAAGCAACCCAGTACGCAGCAGACCTGCAAAACCAACAATTCAATCGTGTGATGGAGCAGTTGGCACCTTACGCCGCCGCAGGTTTGCCGGCTCTCCAGCAGATTCAGCAGCTATCAACACTGGAAGGTCAGAACAGCGCTCTCAATCAGTATTACAATTCAGACCAGTATAAACAGTTGGCTGATCAGGCTCGCTATCAAAGCCTGAATGCCGCCGAGGCGACAGGTGGCCTTGGCTCGACTGCGACATCAAACCAACTGGCGGCCATTGCACCAACGCTTGGGCAAAACTGGCTTTCCGGACAGATGCAAAACTATGGCAACCTGTTAAACGTTGGTCAGTCTGCGGCGGCAGGCCAGGCATCGGCTGGACAGAACTATGCAAATAACGCAGGTAATCTTGCGCAACAGATGGCGGCGATCCGCTCTCAGGGTTCTGGTCAATCCACGCTTGGAAGTGCCATTAGCGGTGGTACAAGTGGTGCTCTTGCAGGAGCTGGTCTTGCCGGGATGCTTGGTGCATCGACGCCATGGGGCGCTGGTATCGGTGCTGGTATCGGATTGCTTGGCTCACTCTTCTAAGGAGTTATCGTGGCTACATTTCAACTCGCCGGGTTGCCATCAATGCAGGTAGCGAACCAGAACGCGCCCGGACAACCATCACTATCCAGTTACGACTTCAGCCAGCGCCCAAACGTTGGAGTTCAACTTGCTCAGGGGCTTGGCGCAGTTGGCCAGGCAATACAGCAGAATGAGGCTGCTCAGAGGCTTTCTGACTTTCAAAAAGCTTTCGGTCAAGCTTATGCGGCAGGTGATCGCGACGCCTTGCGTCAACTTGCAGCCACCAATCCAGACCAGATTGAAACAATTCGTCAGGGCATGGGGTTTGTTGATGCTGATCGCAATCAGGCGATGGGCGATATGTCTGCACGATTGAACATTGCCGCCGCTCAGGGGCCAGAGGCGGTGATGCGAGAGCTTGTCACTCACCAGAATACACTGCAGCAAATTGGCGTATCTCCTGAACAGGCGTGGCAGACATATCAACAAAGCCCTGAAGGCTTCACGCAGTTAACAGACCTTATTGGGATGCACGCGGTAGGACCAGAAAAGTATTTTGATATTCAGGACAAGTTGACAGGTCGCGAGATTGACCGAGGTCGACTTGCTGAAACAATCCGCAGCAATAAAGCAGGTGAGGGGCTTCAGGCTCGCGGGCAGAATATAACAATGCGTGGACAAGATATGTCAGCGGCAACAGCGCGACGCGGTCAAGATTTGGCAACGCAAAGAGCAAACGCCAGAACGATATCAGGCAGCGAAGGAAATCGGGTCGTTCAGCTTGCAGACGGGCGAACAGTCAGCGTCGGTGGAAAACTTCACGGCGCAGGGGCGAATGCGTTTTACGAAGGTATTGACGATAACGGCAATATGGTTCGTGTCCCGGCAAGCGCCATTGCCGCACCTCCAACGTCTGCGGCAAGCGCACAGAACTACGCAATGAAGAAAGACATTGATGCAATCGCAAATGCAGATGCTTCTGCTCTCGATTTCATGACTGGAATGACTGGCGGAGCAGGAAATCCGGCAATTGGTGCAGATGTTCGCAGCCGACTCACAGGCAAAGAGCAACGCCAGTTATATAACTCCGCACAACGTATTCAGGGAAGAATGCAGAATCAGGGCGTGGCAGCAGCAAGAGATATGGGCGCTAGCGGTATCAACACCATTGCAGAAGCGAAGATGTATTTTCAGGGGATGCCGCAGGTTGACTACTCAAGCCCGGAGGCTATGCAGCAGTCTATTCGTGAGATTCAGGAATACACCAACAATTATAACCAGCAGTACAACGTTAATGTTGGTAATGGTGGGCTGAAATCACCAAGGCAGCAGCCAGATACTCAGCAATCAGCCGGAGGAAGTTACACGTCTAAATCTGGCATTAAATTCACGGTGGAATAATGAAAGTTACCGCTAATGGCAAGACATTCAACTTCCCTGATGGAACCAGCACAGAAGACATCGGCGCTGCAGTTGATGAGTATTTTGCAGGGCAGGCATCAGCAGCAGAAACACAACCAGCAGAACAGCAGGAAGAACCACAGCAGCCTGAACAATCCCTGATGCAACGGGCTGGTGACTTACTCACTGGCGGCCAGTCAGCAGGCCAGATTGCAGAGCAGGCTGGGCGTGGGCTCGTAAATATCCCGTTTGATGTATTGCAGGGCGGCGCGAGTCTCATTAACGCAATCAGCCAAGGGTTAGGCGGCCCGAAAGTGCTGGATGACGTGTATCGCCCGGTAGATCGCCCGACTGACCCATATGCGCAGGCAGGAGAATCCATTGGCGGGTATCTAATTCCAGGCGCTGGCGTCGCTGGCAACATGGCGATCGGCTCAGTGGCTGAGGCAGCCAATCAGCAGGGAGATTTTGCTGGCAACGTTGCGAAGAATGCCGCGGTAAACCTCGGCGCTCAGGGGCTACTTTCTGGCGCAGCTAAATTAGTCGGGCGTGGCATTACTGCAGCAAGAGGTGAGATTGCACCAGAGGCCAGACAACTGATTGATACCGCTGAGAGTATGGGTGTTAAGCCCATGACGTCAGATATGATCAAGCCTGGCAATGCCTTTACTCGCAGCTTAATGCAAGGTGGTGAAGGTGCGTTGCTTGGAACGGGAGGAAAAAGAGCAGAACAGTACGCTATCCGCAGCAAACTTCTAGGCGACTATTTCGACCGAGTGGGAGGATACAATCCTGATGATATCGTTAAGTCAATGACCAGTACAGTAGGAGGGCGTAAAAATGCGGCAGGAGCAGTAAGAGATGAAATAGTAAATAGAATGGGAAGCGCTCCAGTGGGAACCACCAATTCAATTAATGCAATTGATACAAATATTGCAAGACTTGAGAAGCTCGGCACATCAGCGGACCAGAGGCTTTTGACAGCGCTTAAAAATCTAAAGGGGGAATTGAATAGCGGGAATGTTGATTTTGATCTCCTGCAACAGCATCGCACTGCATTCCGCACCAATGTTCAGGGTGATGCGATGGTATTCCCAAATCAGGCCAAGGCTGCAACTAACATGGTTGAAAATGCAATGACTCGTGATTTGCGCAATGCTGTCGGTAAATCACTAGGGCCACAAGATGCAGCAAAATATCTCAAATCCAACTCAGACTTCGCAAACATTTACAATAAGGTTCTGAATAAGCGCATCTCTAATACGCTAAATAAAGCCAGAAGCGAATACACACCCGAGCTTATTAACACCGTTGTTTTCAGTCGCAAACCGTCAGATATAAAGCGCATATGGAGCTCCCTGGATAACAAAGGAAAGGACGCAATGCGAGCTGCATACATCAGCAAGATTGCTGAAAAAACTGGTGATTCTCCAGCTAAGTTCATAACCGAAGTAAACAAATTAAAAGCGCAATCCGGAGGTGAGATTTACAACACCATTTTCAGCGGACGACACATGAAGGAACTTGATGCGCTTCATGATGTGCTGAGACAAACAGCTAGGTCTGATTCGGCAAATGTTGTCACACAGACGGGGCAGGCGCTGGCAAATCCGGTAAGGCTTGGCGCTGCAATTCCTACTTTAGGTAAGTCACTCGCAGCAGAGGCCGGCTATGGCTTGGCAATGAGGGTGTATGAGAGCAAGCCAATAAGAAATATGCTACTCAGGCTGGCTAACACCAAGCCGGGCACACCTGCATATGAGCGTGCGCTGAATCAGGCCGCTACTGCAGTGCGCCCTCTTTTAGCTAACGAAGCTACCCGGCAGTAGCGCTATAAGCCAAGGACGGCATTTATTTTATAGTTTTTATGAATTCTTTATTAAATCCATTCGCTTCTCCGGGGTATCTTCCAAAGACAATTTTTATAAAAACAGAAAAAATAAAGATAGCAATGCTTAACAACAATTGCAGTATCATTGGAACCCAAAGAACAACAGGCTCTATATTCATGAAACCAAATATTCTTCCTGCGATCATGGCAAAGTACCACACTGTTATCAGCAAACTTAGTGGTATATGAATTACTGATATTATCAATCCAAGGGCATCAGTAATTCTGTTTTCAAATCTTTCAGGGGAAAACTTTTCTTTAAGGTAATTGAGTACGTAGGCCTCATTCTCTGGATTTTTAGCATTTTTCCCTATTGCAATAGAAACCTCAGATATCCTTGATTCAAGTCTTTTACGTTTAATAAAATTAGAAAAAAACAACCACGCAATCTGCAATCCTATCCCCAGAAATAGAGTTGCGGCAACTAGCACAGCATAACTCATAGAATCAGACACACCAACCTCCTTAGTTTTGTGCAGGATACCATGAAAAAAGTTAACATTGGAAACGTACCAAAGATGCTCGTTCCGCTCTTTGAGAGCGGTACAATTGTGTTTTGTAGAGACTTTCCAGAATGGCAACGCCTGCATCAAAAACTTGGTGTGGACGTGCAGGACTCGGATGCCAACGGAGCGTCTCATACAATGAGCAGCGAGAATGGTGTTTTGCATGTGATAGGCGTGTTCAATGGCAAACTATCTACTATTGCCCATGAGTGCGCTCACATGGCATTCGATATCTGCTCAAGGGTCGGTGTTGATGTTGAACCAGGAAGAGCCAACGAGACTTACTGCTACTTAATGAGCAGGCTTGTTGAGTTCTGCGAGCGACATATCAAAAAGCCGGAGTGACCCGGCTTGATTATTACTTTTTGCTGTCTGGAGTTCGCTTATCTAATACCCAGCCATTACCTGGCTTTGTTGTTGGTGGAAGCCTTTCGTTGTCCTTGACGGTGGCAAAATTGTCTTTCTTACCGCCTCGCGGGCCAACTTCTTGGTATATTCCGCCGTTTTTTCCTGTGTTTTCACCTGGTTTTTTCGCCATGATATACCTCAACATACACCCGTTATTGGGTGATTAAATATTGATCTCATTTTATAAGTAGTCAATATGGCCCAGGTAAATGCAAAAATTAACCCGCCGTCAGGTGGTTTTTTTGTACAAATCCTTCAGCGTATCAAACACCATCTTCTTAACAAGCTCTGACTGCTCATCAGCGAGTCGTTCTGCATCGTTGCGATATCCAGTCACAGGCGATGGTTTTGATAGAGCATCTTGGACGATTTGTAACAACTCGGAGTTCATTGATCTCCCATTCGCCTCCGCCCTGAATTTTAATTTCTCCCTGACTTCCATAGGCATACGGAAGTTAAAGTGCGGATCATCTCTAGCCATGCCATCACTCCAAGTTAGTGTATTGACATGATAGAAGCACTCTACTATATTCTCAATAGGTCCACGGTGGACCTGTATTGTGAGGTGAATATGAAAGGAATGAGCAAAATGCCGCAGTTCAATTTGCGGTGGCCTAAAGAAGTATTGGATTTGGTACGCAAGGTAGCGGAAGAGAATGGTCGGTCTGTTAATTCTGAGATTTATCAGCGAGTAATGGAAAGCTTTAAGAAGGAAGGGCGCATTGGCGCGTAAAGTTGAAGCCCCAACTGCGGTAACAGTCAGGGCTTCGGTTGTCAGTAAATCCTTGGAGAAAAACCAACATGAATAGTATAGCAATTTTAGAAGCAGTTAACACCTCTTACGTGCCGTTTAATGGACAGCATGTTCTTACCGCTATGGTGGCTGGAGTTGCCTATGTAGCTATGAAGCCAGTCGTGGATAACATTGGTCTCTCATGGTCATCTCAGGTGCAAAAGCTTCTGAAAATGAAAGATAAATTCAACTATGTCGATATCGACATGGTTGCTGGAGATATGAAGAAACGTCTCATGGGATGCATCCCACTGAAGAAACTTAACGGCTGGCTGTTCAGCATTAACCCTGAGAAAGTTCGTGCAGACATCCGTGACAAACTGATTAAGTACCAGGAAGAATGCTTCACCGTTCTGTATGATTACTGGACGAAAGGTAAGGCTGAAAACCCGCGTAAGAAAACATCTGTCGATGAGAGGACGCCGCTTCGTGATGCTGTAAATATGCTTGTAAGCAAAAAGCATCTGATGTACCCAGAAGCTTATGCAATGATCCATCAGCGTTTCAATGTGGAAAGTATTGAAGAACTGGAGGCGTCTCAGATACCGCTGGCCGTAGAGTACATCCACAGGGTAGTGCTTGAAGGTGAGTTCATTGGCAAACAAGAGAAGAAAACCAACGATCTTTCTGCAAAAGAAGCAAACAGCCTTGTATGGTTATGGGATTATGCCAACCGCTCACAGGCGTTATTCCGCGAACTGTATCCTGCAATGAGACAGATTCAATCTAACTATTCAGGAAAGTGCTACGACTACGGCCATGAATTCTCGTACATCATTGGAATAGCGAGAGACGTTTTAATTAATCACACGCGAGATGTTGATATTAATGAACCTGACGGGCCAACGAATCTTTCCGCATGGATGAGACTTAAGGATAAAGAGCTTCCACCTTCATTACATCGCTACTGACAGATAACCAACGCAACGACCCAGCTTCGGCTGGGTTTTTTTATGCCCAAAATTCACCGTAGCCACGCTTAGGTAATGAGCTTGAAGGAGAGACCTACAAAAAAATTGTAGGTCGAAAAGCGAACAAAATAACTTCCGAAAAAGTTGTTTTATCACAAAAAATTCACCGTAGCCATGCTGCGGCAATTCCTTGCATCTGGAGCAAATTAAATGACAGACATCACTGCAAACGTAGTTGTTTCTAACCCTCGTCCAATCTTCACTGAATCCCGTTCGTTTAAAGCTGTTGCTAATGGGAAAATTTACATTGGTCAGATTGATACCGATCCGGTTAATCCTGCCAATCAGATACCCGTATACATTGAAAATGAGGATGGCTCTCACGTCCAGATTACTCAGCCGCTAATTATCAACGCAGCCGGTAAAATCGTATACAACGGCCAACTGGTGAAAATTGTCACCGTTCAGGGTCATAGCATGGCTATCTATGATGCCAATGGTTCTCAGGTTGACTATATTGCTAACGTATTGAAGTACGATCCAGATCAATATTCAATAGAAGCTGATAAAAAATTTAAGTATTCAGTAAAATTATCAGATTATCCAACATTGCAGGATGCAGCATCTGCTGCGGTTGATGGCCTTCTTATCGATCGAGATTATAATTTTTATGGTGGAGAGACAGTTGATTTTGGCGGAAAGGTTCTGACTATAGAATGTAAAGCTAAATTTATAGGAGATGGAAATCTTATTTTTACGAAATTAGGCAAAGGTTCCCGCATTGCCGGGGTTTTTATGGAAAGCACTACAACACCATGGGTTATCAAGCCTTGGACGGATGACAATCAGTGGCTAACGGATGCCGCAGCGGTCGTTGCCACTTTAAAACAATCTAAAACTGATGGGTATCAGCCAACCGTAAGCGATTACGTTAAATTCCCAGGAATAGAAACGTTACTCCCACCTAATGCAAAAGGGCAAAACATAACGTCTACGTTAGAAATTAGAGAATGTATAGGGGTCGAAGTTCATCGGGCTAGCGGTCTAATGGCTGGTTTTTTGTTTAGAGGGTGTCACTTCTGCAAGATGGTAGACGCCAATAATCCAAGCGGAGGTAAAGATGGCATTATAACCTTCGAAAACCTTAGCGGCGATTGGGGGAAGGGTAACTATGTCATTGGCGGACGAACCAGCTATGGGTCAGTAAGTAGCGCCCAGTTTTTACGTAATAATGGTGGCTTTGAACGTGATGGTGGAGTTATTGGGTTTACTTCATATCGCGCTGGGGAGAGTGGCGTTAAAACTTGGCAAGGTACTGTGGGCTCGACAACCTCTCGCAACTATAATCTGCAATTCCGCGACTCGGTCGTTATTTACCCCGTATGGGACGGATTCGATTTAGGTGCTGACACTGACATGAATCCGGAGTTGGACAGGCCAGGGGACTACCCTATAACCCAATACCCACTGCATCAGTTACCACTAAATCACCTGATTGATAATCTTCTGGTTCGCGGGGCGTTAGGTGTAGGTTTTGGTATGGATGGTAAGGGCATGTATGTGTCTAATATTACCGTAGAAGATTGCGCTGGGTCTGGCGCGTACCTACTCACCCACGAATCAGTATTTACCAATATAGCCATAATTGACACCAATACTAAGGATTTCCAGGCGAATCAGATTTATATATCTGGAGCTTGCCGTGTGAACGGTTTACGTTTAATTGGGATCCGCTCAACCGATGGGCAGGGTCTAACCATAGACGCCCCTAACTCTACCGTAAGCGGTATAACCGGGATGGTAGATCCCTCTAGAATTAATGTTGCTAATTTGGCAGAAGAAGGGTTAGGTAATATCCGCGCTAATAGTTTCGGCTATGATAGCGCAGCGATTAAACTGCGGATTCATAAGTTATCAAAGACATTAGATAGCGGAGCATTGTACTCCCACATTAACGGGGGCCCGGTTCTGGCTCAGCGTATACTCAACTTACTGCTATTTCAGGTAGCACACCTGACGCTGTATCATTAAAAATTAACCACAAAGATTGCAGGGGGACAGAGATACCATTTGTTCCTGACATCGCGTCAGATGATTTTATAAAGGATTCCTCATGTTTTTTGCCATATTGGGAAAATAATTCTACTTCTTTAAAGGCTTTAGTGAAAAAACCCAATGGAGAATTAGTTAGATTAACCTTGGCAACACTTTAGATATGTAATAAAAATGGGTGTAAACACCCATTTTTATTTTATGTTAAATATTCTATAGCTAATTAAACCTAACAACTATGGTTTCCCCTACAACACCAATATCGTATACGTTATTACCAGATTTTTTCCACCCATTTTCAAGTTTAACCTCTTTGTCATATAGTCTGTAATTTCTAGAAAACACATTTCTTTGCATTAACACCTCTGACCACATCCAATCATTGTTAATAATGCGTGGTATTAACTCTCTCATTAAAGGATGCTTTATTACTATGTTTTCATTTATTGGTGCATACGGTTCTGTGCCAATGAATTTTATATTTTTCTTGTCTCTTCCAAATCCAAGATAATCTATGTCTTGAGATATTCTATTTACAATGCTTTCCTCAAGCTGAAACTGTGCATTTATGGCATTGTAAGCACCATAAGAAAATATTGTTGATATTAAAAGAATAAAAGAAAAATATATTCTTGATATTAACTGTTTATCTTCAAAAGCATAGAATACGCATAGGCAACAAAAAAACATAAAGCCACCCATACCAATCAATACCCTCGGTGCGTATATTGGTGATTTTAGAAAAATCATTGGTCCAATGATGAAGAACATTGATGCTAATAAAATTAAAACTACTAGCAATAACTTTGTTTTCTTATTTTCATCTCTTTTGATTGCTTTTAAAACTATGACTATCAAAGAAATGATTAGCGCAAAGAATAGCGAGTAGTAGATTAAGTAATTATCGCCATTCAAGATCGTGCTAAACATTCTATAAAATGATAAGACGTTAGAAATTATCCCTTCAAATAAACTTGAGTTTATCTCTATAATCTTACTATGTTCGATATTGTAAGGGCCTGTTACAAGCCTTTTTGCAATAAAGTAAGAATAGGCAAAATATCCTACCATTAAACCAGCGACAGAAGATGCTGTATTTTTTGTGATATTTGAAATTGAGTTTTTCTTAACCACATCTGAAATTATAAAAGCCAACAAGAATATTGCGTAAGTATTCAGCGCAGCCTGATAAAGACTAAGGAATGCAATGGTTAAAATGGATGATATTATGATATTTATAGGCTTGTATTGATAAGCGACATACGATGAGATAATAGATATTGCTACACTCATGCACATTGTTAATGAATCATATCTATATGATAGATTTTCTATAAAGAATGGGTTTGCCAAAATCATCATAAAACAAAGAGATGCTGTGATGTAGTCATCTCCAAACAGCTTTTCCCTGACGCAGGATAGTGCCAATGCTAAAATAACTATCCCTAGCATTAAAGGTAGCGGAGAAGCGTCTATAATTGGGATTCCAAAATTAATGATATAGAAAATAAAGTCGGAAAGTGGGCGACCATTGCCTGACCAACCCAACCCGCCATATAAAGACCTACCCAAGTCATCAACGAAAAATGATTGATGTGTTAATAAAGGAAATGTATATATAATCGCCAATCCAAGAAAGATTGATATAAATATCCTGTCATTACTATTAAATTTCACTTTTAAAACCCTTACGCTTTAATATGTATTTAGGCCGCTGTTTGGTTTCTATGTAAATCCTGCCAATATATTCCCCAAGAATACCTATTCCTATCAATTGAACGCCACCCAGAAAAAGTACAGAAACAAGAAGAGACGGGTAGCCAGGAACATTATTTCCAAATATTAATTTATCAATAATCATCCATGCACCGTAAAGGAATGACATACCTGCAATAAACAATCCAATGTAAGTCCATATGCGGAGCGGAAATGTTGAGAAAGAAGTTATTCCTTCCAGAGCCAGATTCCATAATTTCCAGCCATTGAATTTTGAATCGCCGGCAACACGCTCAGCGCGGGCGTATTCAACTACATCAGTCTTGCCGCCCACCCATGACAGAACGCCTTTCATAAACAGATTACGTTCTGGCATCTGTTTAATATTTTCGACAACCTCACGACTCATTAATCGGAAATCACCGACGTTCTCTTCGATTTTCGGATTGCTGATTTTGTTGTGCAGCTTATAAAACCACTCAGCTGTCTTACGCTTCATGCGCCCGTCAGTTGAGCGGTCTGAGCGCTTAGCCAGCACCATATCCGCGCCAGCCTGCCACTTCTCAATGAGATGGGGGATAACTTCTATCGGATCCTGTAAATCGACATCAATAGGAATGACCGCATCCCCGGTTGCATGGTCGAGACCCGCGAAAAGAGCAGGTTCTTTACCGAAGTTTCGCGTAAACGAAAGAGGAATAACGAGCGGATCAGATGCAGCTATTTTGTTAATTATTGATTCAGTCGCATCTTTGCTTCCATCGTTGATGAAAACAATCTCAACTTCATACGGTTTCAGCACTTCAAACTCGCGAACCGTTTTATAGAAAATAGGTATCGTGGCTTCTTCATTGAAGACCGGAACGACTAACGAGATTTTCATTTCGCATCCCTAAAGACAATGAACTTTGAATAAATGAATCCGCATATCAGGCTGATAGCTGAAAAGGTGACAAGAGTAAGGAGTGGCGGCAGGGAACATTTGTCAGCCATCCAGCCAACAACGGCGCTCAGTGTTCCCATAAATCCCACGTACATCATGTAGCGAAGCGTGGTGGTGCTGGCGTTAAAGGTGAAGCGCGCATTGGCATAGAAGCTGAACGATACGGCGATAACAAAACCGGAAAAGTTCGCCAACGCCTGATGCGTATGCATCCCATACACACAAAAAGCAAATACGCCCCAATGAATAAGCGTGTTAAGAACACCGATCGATGTGTACTTAGCGAATAACTTCAACATTATGAAAATCAGCGGATTCGGAAAGGTCTGGAGTGTAGCACTACAAATTGATTTGATCGATACAGGCGATCAATAATGTATAATTTGATAGTTTTTATCTATATAATGCATGTTAATTGATCGTTGTTGCCGATCAATTTTTATTGCTGATTACTAAGTGATTTGGGACAAAAATGGGACATACAAATCTTTGCATAGGTTTGCAAGGCTTTGTGTGCCTTTGGAGTGCGACATGTTTTTATGACAAAAAATTAGCGCAAGAAGACAAAAAATCACCTTGCGCTAATGCTCTGTTACAGGTCACTAATGTAGTGTAA